GTCAATCATGAACTGTGTTAGTGGGTCTTTGTTATCACCACGGACAGTACGAATATAGTAGGGGCTATGACGAGCATGAATACCACTAGCGGAGTCAACCAGTTGCGATACCGTACCTGATGGTTTAACGCATGTGATCGCAGCAGAAACAGGGATACCAAGGCGTTCAGCCCACTCAGCGTTAGTAGTAACAGCGATGGATCGTAGATGCTCAAGTGTTTTCTCCAGTCCTGCATTCGCAGATGTCATAAGAGGGTTGTCCATAATGCCTGTTAAAGACACACCAAGTAGACGTTCCTCTTCTGTGTTACGTTGCCAGTCTTTAGACAAGTAAGGAAACTTTGTATAGGTAGACTGAATTGTACCCAAGATTGTAGCAAGTTTAACCTTACGCTCGATATCCTCAATACTGTCTGTAGCACGAATAATACACTCAGAAAGGTTGCAAAACTGCGAATTTCGCAAGATGATTTCCGAACATGGATTTGTCCCGAAGTCTTTATCTGCTTCACGCCGCCCATTCTTTGCAGCTTGCTTCTGTGATGCTTGACGGTTGAACACACCACGCTCACCCGACTTAGACTCTACAAGAGCAGTCCACTCACGCATGAATGTCTCAATGTCAGGCTTCTCTGTGTATGCTACAGAGTTATTAGCCAAGGCACGATGTGCTGCAGTCTCCCACCACTGTCCTGACTTAGCGTGACGCATACGGTCATCTGACAAGTTAGACAAAGAGATCATAGCAGAACGACGGACACCACCAACCACAACGATCTGACCAATGAAACACATCAGGTCATGGCATTCCATGCTAGACAGCTTACGGCCTTGTGCATTCTTGAATGTAGCTACAGCGAAGTTAAACAGTTCTACCAAAGGCGCTGGGCCTGATGCCCGTCCACCGAATGTCTTTAGTCGTGCACCTGCAGGGCGTACCTTTGACACATCCCACTTTGGAATCTCACCTGACCACAGCAATGCTAGTAGCTGACGGAATGCCTTAGCCCAACCTTCTTTGCTGTCTTTGACTACAATGGTTGTCTCGCTATCAAACAGTTGATCTGGCACCTCTGGTAGCTTACTGATGTACTGGCGCTCTACAGAGAACCCTACACCTGTACCACACAGTAGGATGAACATAGCCTCATCAAAGCGTGTAGGCTTATCTACAGCCACGTAAGAGCAGTTGTACATACATGTGTTGTCACGTGCTGCTGCTGGTCCCGCTGTCATCATAGAGCGCATAGATGGCATGATGTCTAGGTTAAGGATAGCTTCTTCAATCTGATTAATGTAAGAGTCATCACCTGCTACTGGACGTACAATGTTATCCATGTAACGTGATACTGTTTCGTCCCAATTCTCACGTCCCTTACCGTCGAAGTACTTCGCATAGCGAGACTTGTGAATGAATGACTGGTAGTCTGTTGGTAGTAAGTTGCTCATCGGTTGTCTCCGTTTCCTTTTAGTGTACCACGTTGTTGGCGATCATCTAACTTTTTAATGTTAATCTCTAGTATCTCTTGTAGACCACGCCCGTAGATGTTTGCTAGTGCAGTTGCGTAAAACACTACGTCACCTAGCTCTTTCATAATCTCTTCATTGTGAAAACGATTGCTGTCACGAATGAGTTTCTTGATCTTCTCTGCGACTTCACCTGCCTCACCTACAAGGCCTAGAGTATTCTCTACTAAACGTTCTTGACCCTCAGTAAGCATCTTTTTCTCTACCCAACCTGAGTAGTAGTCTGCCCAGTTAACAGGGTCTGCATTAGGGAACATGTCGTAGTACCCCATACCTTCTAAATCTTTATCACTTAGCATTGTCTTTCCTTCACTGTTAAGTTTTCTATTTCTGTGTCGTCTATATCGTGTAGTAAGTTTTGCATTAAGTCCTGCATATCTTCTACGTGATCTGTTTCAAAGGATGATAGTATGTTGTTGTCATCATCTACCGTAACTAAAAAAGATACATAAAACTTTTTCATTTGTGCGTTTCCACCCAGCGCTTACGCATTCTGTTTAGATACCAAATAGCTTTATCAATATCCTCTAAACCATTCTTATATTCACATCGCCACATGTACTTTAGTACGTTAGCTGCTTGTGGTGCTATAGCGCCTGACATATTCTCTGTCATAGCTTCGATAGCATCTATGCACTCAATCCCACTCTGATTGTAATGCACAGGATTGTTTACTACGTCTGTCATGCATTGCCCTCTGTCTTAGTCCAAGCGTTTAGTTGTATAACATTACTACCGTCTTCTTCTTCGATCTCCTCTATTGCAGCAGCAAAAGCATCTGGGAACATTTGCTCTAGAAGCTTTAACCGTCTACCCTCAATAGGATCAGCGTAATCAGGGTAGTCAGCTATAAAGTCTATGAATGCAGCCATAAGAACAGCTAGCTCTAGACCGTGGCGCATACCCTCGTCTTCACGATCTGTGTTAAATACGACACCTGTAGTAGAACTTCCGTCCCACTCGTTATCGTCATCGTAGTTAGCACGTAAGACTACTGCTACCTCACCCTCTTTAAGCGTATAAGTCATTAGACTTTCCTTTCTACTGTAATCTTTTTAGTCTTACAGCGTTTACCTTTTTCTTGCAACCACTCTTCTGGAATAATTCTATGTGAGTACAAGAAATTATTCTTAGTGCACCAATCCGCATACGTGGTCTTTGATCCTTTGTATAGCTTTGCTTTAGCGTTACTAAATACAAAACGAATATCTAAGGTAGGATGTTGCTCCTGAATTGCAAGGTGTTTACGGCGATCATCTGAATCGAAGATACCTTTTGTTTCTACTATAATCCCGTTATCTAATTCAAAGTCAGGCGTATAAGTCCTGTATCGTAGGTCTTCCCATTCGATCCTTAACTTTTCATATTCGACTTTCTTTTGCCTGTCTTTGAGGAATGCAGCAGCCTCTTTCTCAAGGCCACTGCGATAACGTCTAGAGTTATGGCGGTACTTAGTCGCCATCAGTCTCTTGGTCTTCTGCAGGTGTCTCTGCGATCTGTACGATCATACCACCTAGCTGATTACAACGTGCATCAAGTACCTGCATGAGATAGTTCATACGTCCCATCTCTTCACGAGCTAGGTTGATCTCCTGATACATCTTCATCTGATCTTCATTGAAGTCATCAGTGTAGTAATCTTTTTCATTGATAGTAAGTTTAGGCATTGTTGTCTCCAATAAAAGTATAATCCACTAAAGGTGGGTTTGCCGATTTAGATACCCGTGAGGGTAGTGATTGTAGTGTCGGGTGACACTTATGTTTAAACGAACAGAACTTGCAATCGCTTGGTAGTACAATGTTACCACTAGGCTTCTTGTAGTATGTCTCTGGTACAGGCTCAAAGCAACGCTCGAAGGGTTCATCGTTTTCGATGTAGTCTACTAGGTTCTGGATATCTTCAAGTACTTCCTCCCGGTTAACCTCAGATGCATCCACATACTTGAACTGTCCGTCTGCTTTATTGACTACCCACCAACCGCCAACATCTTTACCTGCTGCCGTAGCGTAGCCTACAAGCTGTGCTACGTAGCCGAAGCTGTCTTGCTTTTGCATACTACCTAGGTCTTCAAACTTGTGCTCATAGGACCATTTAGATGCACTCTTAACGTCGTCTATACGCCCGTCCATCTCCATGTCATACTCGCCTTTGATCTCCTGACCGTTGGGTAGTTTAAGTGTTACTGTTTCGTTATCACCAAAGGTAACACCAGACGCACGTAGCAACCCTTTGAACACGGCTTCAACAATATCGCCAAGGATCATGTTCATAAGGAAGTGTGGTGGTAGTGGTGTCTTATCCTCTGGGTCATTCTTCTCAAACCATAGCTGACATTTGGGTTTGCCAATGTTTGACATGCGCAAGCGAAACTGATCACGTGGACCTGAGTTGAATTGCTTGTTCATGGCAACCTTGACATCAGAGGCAACCATGTCGATTACCTCGTCAGTCATAGCAGACTCACCAGCCATAGCTTTTTGTAGAAAACTATATACCGCTAGTTCTGCAGGGTGGTTCATTCTTGCACCTCTACAAAGTCGTTGTTGATGATGTCACCAACCATAGCAGCGTCTTCGTCAGAGAGGGACGCAGAGTTACGCTCATTGTGCAGGTCTAGAATTTTACCATTGCTGTACTCAATCAGCTCAATAAAGTTACGCAAGGTGTCGTTATCGTGATCTGAGATGTCGATCTTGTCACCTAATGCTGCTTCTACAAAGCCAAACTGTGCACCTGTAGGAATAGAACCAATACCACCTGTTAGCTTGATGCTAGACATGATAGGAAGCAGGTTCTTATTCTGCAAAGCTTTCATGACTTTATCCAAGTTCTTGATGCTTGTACCGTTCTTGATGTCATAAACAAACGGAATATCCACATACTCACCAGACTTAGGGTTGCCTGACTCATCCTGTGGCTCCATCAGTGTTACTGTACCGTACAACACCTTAGTGCGTTTCACGCTACGGATAATTGCCTTGGTCTTATCATCAAGTGCATTGAAGTCTTCGATCCAACCAGAGGGACGCCCTAGGTTAAACCCGCCAATGCTATCTTTCAGATCACCATTAAGAGAGTTAGACATCACAGTCTTTTCCATCTCTTCTGTTTCACTGTTCCAGCGTGTCCACTGTTGGCGCTGGGCAAAGATACGCACGTGTACTTCTTTAGCATACGTAACGTCTTCACCTTGAGTAAGAGTGAAGCAGCCAATAGGTAAGACTTCTGTCTTGATCATCTTACCGTTAAACTCGATCTCACCCATCTTAGGCTGGTGGATCATACCAATACGAGCAATAGAAGGGGATGCCTCTGCAGATGCCGTAGACGACAAACCCATAAGCTCTGCCATAGACTGACCACGCTCATTTGCTAGTGTTAATTCTGTACTCATTTCTATATCCTTTTAATAGAGTCAAAGAGAACTTAGTTATAGCTCACACGTCAACTGTGTCAAGCCAATTCGGACCAATTTTTGCTTCTAATAATAGAGGCACATTCATGTGTACATCGTAGGTATCTTCTACCATTTTAACGATGTCACGGTTAAGTGTTTCAATAATAAACAATACCTTCTCCTTCTCCTCTGGATGCACGTCTACAACCATACTGTCGTGCACAGAGTTCACTACACAAGACTGTAACGGTTGTAACAATTCGTGAAGTTTATTGAGTACGACAGGTACGACATCACCTGTAGCAAAACCCTGAACAGGATAGTTCTTGATCATGGTGAAGTGTGTGACGCTACCATTCTTCCTTCTAGATACATCTGGGAAAGCATACTGCCTACCAGACTTATTTGTGATCTTCTGAAACCGCATTGCTTCGTTGGCTAGCTTCTTGTGCCAAGCTGCAATACCTGGATACTTATCGTTAAAGTGTTCGTAGTATGCTGCTTCCGCTTTGCTGCGTCCATATCCTGTAGCACCAAAGAGAGGCGCAAAGGTGTGTGCCTTAGCATCTTGGCGTGACGTAGGCTGGCCAGCATCAGAGATAACCTTAGCGGTATAACTATGGACATCAAAGCCTGTCTCAATCTCTTTCATGGCAACCTTGTCCTGTGCTAGGAATGCTGCTGTACGAAACTCTAGCTGAGCAAAGTCTGCTTCCATAACGTGACCGCCATCCCAGCGCGACACAAATACCTTCTTCACTGGGAACGTACCACCACGGGGCATATTCTGCATATTTGGATTTCTTCCGCTAAAACGTCCAGTGGCTGTAACATGCTGGGTAAGTCCGACGTGTAGGAACCCGTTGTGCTGCTTGGTATATGTGGCGATACCATCAACAAAACTGCTAAGATAGACGCTAACTGCAGAAAGACGTTTAAGATCGCCCAGAAAACTAACAGCATCGTCCATACCATTAGAACGGGCAGTAGCCATAAGAGTGTCAAGGTTTTCCTTACTAGTACTGAAACCATTATTACTTATCCACTTCTTACTTGGCGCAGTGAAGCGCAGCCCAGCTACCTGTTGCGTCTTAGACAGTTGATACCCACGAGCATCACAATCCTTACACTTGTTAGGACGTGCATACTTTGTACCATCTTTCTTCACTTTATACGTTTTCCCTTGCCCTTCACACGTAGGACAGGTGAACGCTTTAGTGCGGTAGATCGTTTCACTATTCGCTTCGACTGCTTCTTTGTATTCTTGAACAGTTGATGTATAGTCAAATAGCTGCGCCCACTCCCCCTTATTCTTAATGCGTTTAGAGAAGATGACTTGTGACATCTGCTCAGGCGAATTAAGATTGATAGGTGTCGCGCCCATAAGTTCCCTGACCTTGCGCTGTAGACGATCTTCGATCTCTGCTTTTTCTTTCTTAAACTCATCTCTTACTCGCTCCAACTCTTCAAGATCGACTTTGAATCCTGACATGTACATTCTTGTGAGGGTTTTGCAGGTGTCAAAGGTGACACGCTTAACCCGTGAAAGAGATTCTCCTTCGGGGGTGTTGTAGTCTGCCTCGATGCTGTGGAACAGCTCACTAGTTGTGAGCAGGTCAGCCCTAAGATAAACGCTAAGCTTAGCGAGATCAGTTTCGTTCGTGTTGATCCCTTGTTTGAGACATGTGCCAAGATAATCTTCCTTCTGTTCTGCTAAGCCTCTACGCTCTGCGCATACAGCTAAGCTCAGGGGTTGCTTCTGTCCACGTAGCAAGATGTACTCAGCTAACATGGTATCGTATATGTCACCATCATACGTATAGCCTGACTCCCACAGCCACATCAGATCGTGCTGTGCGTTGTGCATTATCAAAAGAGTAGTCATATCAAGTACTGACTGTATTAGCTTACGCCCAGCGCCTGTCGTGTCCTTAGCTTCGTTATGATCTAAGTTAACAATGTGCATCTCTTCTGTGTTATCGGCATTTACCATGCCTACCTGTGTGAGCGTATTAGTTGGCTCGAAGGGATCACCAAAGGTTTTACCCTCTCTCCATGTTACGCTATTCTCTACGTCTAAAACTAATCGCATGTGTTCCTGCCTTTCTTATGCCGTATAGAGTGAACGGCCCCCATCTAGTTCGCAATGGACTACTCCGTGCCAGCCACCTTTAAGTTTATTCTTTGCAATGTTCAAGTGGCGCTGGGTGTCTTCCTCGTCAGCACCTTCTACAATTGGGTTCTTAGAGATCAACACCATCAGGTCTGCCTCTGCTGCCTTACCTGTCTTAGACCCTTCCATCATAGACTGATCTACAAATACCTTACCTTCCGCTACAGCAGATAGCTGTGACATCCAGATCACACAGCACTTATATTGCTTTGCTATGTTACGTGCGTAGATCGCTGCGTCCTTCAAGTATATGTCAGACTTATCACTGTTCTTTGTAGCGAACTTGTCACCCATGTCTAGCACTACGATGTCAGGCTTCTCTTGCTTAACTACGGACTCCACCCAAGACATGTCTTTGTTCGTGCTGTCTTTGATGCGGATGTTATTCTTCACTGGATCGTAGCGTTTACGTGCTAGTGCTATGTTACTCTTCACTTCATCCAAGGTCATGTTGGTAGCAGCAGATAGGTAACGTGCACCTACACGCTCATAGCTTTCCTCATTACACAGCACGATACACTTAGCACACTGTGATGCCCAACCATCAGGTCCAGCTATGAGAGAGGCATGGAAAGAAGTTTTACCAGTGTTGGGACGAGCACCAACCAACAGAAGATGACCACCGCTAACGCCTTCCACCTTCCGACGGAGACTTGGAATGTTAAACTTCCACTGCGTTTGCAGATCGTTGGCATCAAGTAGCGTGTCAATGCTAATGTCATCCCAGTCAACACGAAGGTTAGGAGTAAAGTCATCTTTGTAGTCCTCTAATAAACGACGTAGGGGTTCGAGGCTTGTCTTAGTGCCGTTCACAAAGTCAAAACCTATGGTTGCTACTTGATCCCCAACATACTGCTGGAACATCTTGCCTAGCACATCTTCTGCAATCTCTTTCTTGATCGCTTGTGTTTGCTCGATCTTACGAAACAGATCAGCATAGGCTGTCTTGGTTGCGGTGGTCATGCTTTGGTTTTGAGCATAGAACAAAGCTTCAAGGTCAGGCACTGACATATCACCTTCATAGTTTTCCATAGCTGTGTCCAGCGTCTGCTTGATCTTACGCATATCCTTCGTAAAGATTTTATCTGGGCAGCGTATACCTTTGTGCTGTTCGTAGAAGTCACGATCCAGCAATGTTTTGATTAAACTAATTTCCATCTGTGTTTCCTAACAGTGTTCTAAATAAACATTCTAGTGCAGCAAGAGGCCACATAAGTGCAAATCTCCAAGCCGCACCGGGATCGTTATCTGGGTCAGTAGGCTCTGCAATGTATAGCAGTAAGGGTATAGCCATGAGATACATAAACAGTATTCCGTAAAAGAAGTTAATCATTGGCAACAATCTCTATCTTGTGAAACCCTTCTGTCGTGTGCAGAGATACAGCAATGTCTAGTAACTGCTGGTATTGCATGACTACCATCTCATACTTATTCAAGTCCCTGTCCCATTGACGGATGTACACAACTTCTTCGTCTAGAATAACTTCTACATCCTCGTGTGTGCCTGTCTCATCAAGACTACGGACTATTGTTGCGTCGTGCTCAAATTCAACGGTGAACATTGTTTGCCTTTGCCCTTTCCATTGCGCGTTTACGCTCTTCCTCTGTGAAGGGTAGGATAGCCTTAGTCTTATAATCTACCACTACACCTGTGTTCCAACGTGCAGCTTCTTCTTCCGCATCCCTCTTGTTGTGGAATATCTTAGGCGCTGGGTGGTTGTAGAACATGTTTGCGTTAGCAGGTACATACATCCAATCACCATCAACGTCTATCATCACTGCGTACTGTTTCATATTGCCGTTCTCCATCATATTAGCTCTATCTATAAACCACTCTTGGGGTAGTGGCTTGCGTCCCTCTGGTAGTTTAGCCATTCCGCAGCTCCTTCCATGACACAGGGAACAACTGTTCCATCTCTTCATCAATCGCATCAGCTACAAAGCTTGTCTCTGCTTGTGTGTCATCAGCGCAGCGCAAGTTACACATATCAGCAAACGCATCAAGCGATCCAGACCAGTACCACTCTGTCATCATAGACTGTGGCAATACCATACGTGCTTGCTCTGGTGCAACACCCTCGTCGATAAGCTGTTTGTAAATTTGTAATGCTTTTTCATTAAAGTAATGCACATTAGCATTGCTCCTTACTTTTCCAGAACTGCCTTGCTTTTTGTCAGCACTACGTCCACGCCAAACATCAGGCATATAGAACTCTGGTTCATCATCAACGTAGCGGCGGCTGATCTCATTCCAACGTAGGAACTTATGCTTTACTAGCTGACGTGCTACAAAGACTGGAGCGCATACATGGAAAGAAGCAAAGCAATGCCCAAAAGGAGAAGTATGCCTATTCCTTGCAAGGTAACGAATAAGTTTGCTATCTTTCTCAGCATCAAAGCTCTCCTTTTTCTTGCCGAATGATACACGTGCTGCGTTCACTACTGTTAAGTCGCTACCCATGCTGTCGTTTAGTGTTACTAGTATGTTGCTCATTTTGCGTTTCTCCAGCCTTTTTGCTTAGTTCGCTTAGCCATGTTTTCGCTGGCTGTTATCCACTGTAGGTTTTCCAATCTATAGTCGTACTTATCTTCGTTTATGTGGTCTATGTTTTTCTTAACTGAAGTATCATCATTCGGTAGAAAGCAGTAAGCAAGTATTCTGTGTAGAGTCCAGATAACAGTTCCTTTGAGATTAGAGCGATACCTAGGATTAGTTACATACTTAGAAGGTAGATTCACAGAGGGGTATTCTCGGCTTGTCATTACAGCAATTTGTGTATTTCTACTGACGTTCCATAAAGCAGGATAAATAGGGTCTGGATACTCATCCACAAGAGGATGATGAAAGCCTGTTTTATATACTAAAATTTCTCCCTCTGGTATTCCTTTTAGGTATTCTATACCCAGAGCAATCCCTTCCTCAAACCGTGTGGTAGGTTCAAAATCAAATTCTATCTTAGAGATATCTACGAAGTCTACGTCTAGGATAGGCTGATCATTACGCATAAACAGATCGGGTTGTATCATATTACTTCCTTCAAGTTTTCGATATCTACATCCAAGCGGTACTTGATATCGTCTTCTAGTTTAAATGCAATCGACTTGATTCCTGTCCAAGATTCAATCACACGCTTATACTCCAACGTCTTTGACACAGCGTCGGGGTCTAATGCAACAATTATTTTGTCATACTCAGATATCTTTTCCATGTGTGCTGCAGTCAGTTGAGTCCCTAGGATAGCCATAGCTGTGATGTTGGGGAACTCTTGCCACGCTACTATGGACGAGATCACGTCTTCTACTACTAGTAGCGTCCGTCCGTCACCAATCGTAAAGTAATCAGCTAAACCTGTGTAGCGATACCATTTAGGATATGTGTTAGGGCCAACAGCTCTACCGATAGCGTCAATGATGCGTCCGTCCTTCTTGATGGGAAACACTACACGCTCTGCTTTAACGTCATACATAACGTCGCGCTGGGATATGCCCCACCGTCGCATGAAGCGATGTAGACGTGAGAACTGGTCTTGTCCGTCAGGGTACACTACATACTCTGGTATCTCCATTGTTGGAGCCTCTGCTTTGATCTCTGGCTCAGGGTTCATATGTCTGCGTATCTCTGCAGCAGTCATATCTGTATCAAACTTACCACCCACGTCACAGCCAAGCTTGTAGCAATTGTACTGCAGCACTCCCGTGCTTATCGTAGCTGTGAATGTATTGCGTCCACCACAGAAAGGGCAGTTGCCTCTGTAGTCACCGTGTGTTGTTACATCAGATGCATACGCTCGATGTTTATGCCAATCACTCGTCATCGTTGTTTCCTCTTGCTGCTAGTGCTTTGCTTGCACCACTGAATGTATTAACCATGTAAGGCTTTACGGATTGAGGGTTAACATGCCCACTAACCTGCATAATACCAAACATATCTACACCACCTTCTAGCATCTCTGTGATGGCTGTCCTACGCAGGTCCATCGCTGTTAGTTCAAGTGGTAGATTAGCTTTGCTTAGTACTGCATTGATAAGCTTAGATATCTCGTCAACCTCGTAAGGTGTGTATGCCCCAGCGCGTGGTTTTATACGTGGTGCTACATACTCTTGGAACTCGAAGTCCTGCTTTTGTTCGCGTAACATTTTGCATAGTCCCTTGTTTATCGGCAGATGTACCTCTGCGTTACGCTTGCTCTGCGTAAGGTCTAGCCTACAAGTGTCTAGATCAAGCTTATCCCATGTCATGAGGCGCATATCACCTACACGCTGCCCCCAATCGTAGGCCATGTGAACGATCAGACCGATACTGCGATACTGAAAATCACTGTAAGCTGTATCAAGAAACTTACGTACTTGCTCACGTGTCCAACGTACACGGCGAGGCTTGGATGTTACCCCACGTATAAGTGAGCACGGGTTGTGCACCATGTAGTCCCTGCGCATTCCATACTTCCATGCAGCACTGAATGCAGCCTTGCGATAGTTTGCGTTGTACACGCCTGTCTCTACCCACTGCTCGTAGGCAATGTTCATGGTGGAAGCTTTGATCTCGTCTAGCGTATGCTGTGCTAGATGCTTGCGTCCTACTCGTGTCTTGAGAGCGTAGGCTAGCTGCTGCTCATACTTTTTCTGTGTCGTACCTTTGAGTCGCTTGAAGTCAGCGGATCGCATGTACTCTCTAAATAATGCTTTAAGTGTCATGATAGCTCCATGTGATGCTTATTTGCAAAGCTGTGAACAGAGTGACAGTTGGCACACAATATCTCACACTTCTTTATCTCTTCCCAAATGTGTTCCATCACTCCTTTTTTAACTAACTGAGAAACACTCTTGTTCTTGGTACTTGGTTGTATGTGATTGTAGTGTAGTGCTACAGGGTGTTCTGCGTATCCGCACCGACTGCAACCGTTATTCATTTTGTGTTGGTCTACTAGTGCTTTTGCTCTTGCAGTTCTGACTACTTCTAATTGTCTAGCTCTTGTTCTCATTACCATTGTTTCCTTACTTTCCAGTACACCCAACAGTGGGTGCAGTGGTCCTTGCCTAGCATAGCGTCGATTAACCACACAAGGTTAAACTTACCGTCTTTCTTCCACTGGTGGTTCCGTGCACTGAATGTCTGGTTCAGCTCACCGCCTAGCATAACGTTAAGTGTCACGCTTAGGCAGGTCACGACGCGCTTTCCGTAGCGCTTCAATCCAGTGAGTACAGTCGTCATGTGGATCGTCATTTGTCATCCTCTCCAAGTTCCTTCCAAGAGTGATACAAGAAGTACACGAAACCTACAGTGTATGCTATTACGATCATCGTTGCCATTAAAAAGGTACTTCCCATAATTCACCTGCTTCCATGCGTCGCTTAGCATCCTCTGCTTGCTGTAGGTAATGGTCAGCATCGTCAAACTGTCCTTCCCACTCATGCTCGTCTACTATGGACATGAGCTTCTTGTAGTACGTTGCTAGCGGCACAAAGCCATCCAGTCTGTAATGCGATTTATCCTTGTGTGACATAGTGATCTACCTCTACTCGTGCTATATCCTTAGAGCTGTGCTTGCAGCGGTTCTTGTACTGCTCACCGTAGCGTGAGGCCTCTTCCTTATTTGCTGTCGTGTACCAACACAAGAGCAAACCTTCCTTATCGTAAAACTTAACTCGCCACATAATCATGATACCAACTCCTTGCAGTTAAACTCATACACGGCACGAGCGAAGCCACGAGGCGTTGCACTGCGTATGTCTTTCGTGCGCTGGGATTTGCCCCCAAGCTTTAGGTGTTGTGTGCTATAGCCTGTAGGCTTGCACGTAGGTAAGCGGTGAGGCATACGAAAACCCCCGCCAGTCCATAAGCATGTCTTCTTAGTGTAGCCATCCTTGGGTGCGATGTATTCAGGCCACCGTGGGTGTTCTGCCTCTGCGTCAGGAATATATTCGCCGTACTCATAAGGGTGGAATGAATGGTCTGGCTTGCGCCACAGCGTGGATAGGCGTGACACAGGGTTCTCTATGAAGTAAGGCACACCTAGCGCATCAAAGAGTGAGGCGCACCACCGTGCATGGTTGCTTGCCTTGATTTGGAACTCTGGGTCACGAGCAGCTTTAGCCTTGAAGTGAGCAGCACCAGAGACAGCTAAGTCCGTACAGACAGGGAATGCCATGCCGAACACTACATCTGTGTTCTCGAATGTGCGCTGCAAACCTGTGATGTTGTCGATGTTCCACAGGTCCATCTGTACATAGCGAATGAATCCACCGCTATCGAATGTGTCGCACTTGGGGTTCTCTTTGCTGTGCTGAATGTCAAAGGCATAGCATTGATATCCTGCCTCTGCCCAAGGCTTGAGTGCCTCGCCTGTGAAGTCATATAGTGATAGTACAATACCTACTGAAAATCTAGACATTGTGTTTTTCCTTCCTTGTGTCTCTAAAAATTAACCTGCAAAGTGACGGATGCGGCGGCCTGTTGGTTTATTCGATTTTGTCTCAACATATACGCTGCGCTTCCCTAGGTGGATCGCTTTCATGCAAGCACCTGTTGAGATGCCCCAACGCTTGATGGATACGCGCTTGCGGGTCAATCCTTTGATACCTGCAAAGTTGAAGCGAAAACCGTTGGTTCCGTCGTTTAGGTCTTTAGTGGCAAACAATACAAACATTTGTGGTTCCTTCCGTTTAGTTTGTGTT